TTTCTGAATACACCGCTAAAGCTTTCACGGAACCACGCGACTATCGCGTGGTTTTCTTGATACAATAAAGAACCTTGCAAGCGCAAGGCCCTGTAAAAGCGTTTTCTTTCAGCTCCAAAGAGCCTATTCGGTTTGAGGTTATCGCATAACCCAAGGTCGGGCTCCACAATGGGCTGCATACCGACACAGTCAATTGCTTCATAGCCAACGATAGCTGATCTCGTCGCTATCCTCTATAAACATTATAGCACAAAAGTGATTCAAGTCAATAACTTGAATTTTTTCCGTGGACGCGTCTGATGACGTGTCTAATATATTATATGGAATGATCTTAAAAAATGTCAATGAAAAATTTGGAAATAAAAAGGAGCGTGAATGCTATGGGAATATTAAAAGGAATTTTCAAATCAAGAGATAAGCCAAAGAATGCAACATCGGGCAGTGCATACCGATTCTTTATCGGTGGTAGTTCCATTGGTAAGAATGTCAATGAGCGTTCTGCTATGCAGATGACGGCGGTGTATTCCTGTGTGCGCATTTTGTCAGAGGCGGTGGCAAGCCTTCCACTTCATGTGTACAAATATAACTCAGAGGGTGGAAAGGGAGAGATTATTGCATTGTATCCCCTGATGCCAAACCGAATGACGGTGGACAGGGATGATAAGGGACAGCTTTATTATCAGTATAACACCAGCAAGGATGATGCACCGACCATGAAAGGAAGTATGGTGAATCTGAAACCTTCGGATGTGCTTCATATTCCCGGTCTGGGATTTGACGGACTGGTAGGATATTCTCCGATTGCCATGGCGAAGAATGCCATTGGTATGGCCATTGCCTGCGAAGAGTATGGTGCCAAGTTCTTTGCAAATGGTGCCACGCCGGGCGGTATTCTGGAGGATCCGGGAACCGTAAAGGATCCACAGAGGGGCAGAGACAGTTGGACTTCCGCTTTTGGCGGCAGCTCCAATTTCAATAAGGTAGCAGTTCTGGAAGAGGGAATGAAGTACACACCAATTTCCATTAGTCCGGAACAG